TTGCACATCTCTTTGTAATGAACTTTCAACCATATATAATGGTATAACTGTATCATCTTCTGCACGAGGAAACTCACCCAAGACACGCACACGATAAACATTAGAATCATCACCATATTTTAATTTCATATCTTCTATATAATCTGGTGACACTTGTGTACTGTCTTTGCAGGCAACAGTTTGTAAGGTCCACCTATCACGCATTGCTGAAAAAGCATTAAAGAAATACCCACTTGTGCGTGTTGGGTTACCGGTCATTACAACTTTAGCATTAGGTGTAGAAAGTGAACCCTCACCAACCTCAAAAATCATATCGTCAACACCACTTGCTTCGTCAATGATAAATAATAAATTTTCACTATGAAAACCTTGTAGAGCTTCTGGGTTTTCACGCCTTGACACACGAGCCACAGCGTAACTATCATTCGCCCCCTCTAAATTAATTTTATCTGTTTTCATTTCAAGTTGTTGATAAAACACATCAGGTAGTTGACGACCCCATTTTTTTGCTTCTGCCCATAATACATCTGATAATTGATGAGCAGTATTGGCTGTACAGACAACCTTACATGGGTGACGAGTAATTAACCACCATAAAATGAGCCATGATAATACTGCTGTCTTACCAACACCATGACCAGATTTTACAGCACATCTTGGATTATCCATAACATTTTGTAAAAATTTACGCTGCCATTTTTCAGGCTTGACACCCAACATTGCCTCAACAAACATAACAGGGTCTGTCGCTAATTCTGAAATAATGTTTTCTAAATCTTCCATATATAACCTATAAGGGGTGAACAGGAAAAATGGTGTATAAAACCTGCCACCCCTGCCTTGCAAGGAATGTAATTGTGTTTTACCATTTTTTTCTGCGTTGTCGTTAGTAGGGAGGATATGACACAATTACATCAATTTTGTCATATTTCGTGATTTGTGGAGGTTTGTCAACACTATATGTAGTATAAAATAAAATTAGGGGGTTGTGATACCCCCTTTTTTTATATGTTATATGTATTTTCTAACCATTTTTGAAACTCTGCATCAAACATATCTAATACATCATACTCATTATCAGTTAAATTTTCTGGTTCATCCATAAATTTTTGATATATTTTTATTCTATCTATATGTAACATTGTATTCTCCAATTATGATAAAAAAAATTTTTTATCTTCTACATATATAACTATTGAGAAACGAAAATTGTCGGAAAAAAAATAATTTTTTTTTTCGGTATAGGTAGGGGTATAATTATTATTACTACTAGGGGGCGACACAAAAAACAGGGGGGGTGTAAAATGTGTAACTTATATGTTGTATTAAGGTCACTCCTCTATTTTTGTTGGGGTCACATCTATTGTCTTTGCTTTAGCTATTTTTCTTTCTTCTTTGTAATCTCTTATCCGGTCCGATACTACATTTATTGTCTTAACTAATTTAACATCTATATCAGTTTGCTTTTGTTGTGGAAATAAAAAAGCAAAATGTCTTATGTCTCGTATATCTTTCGTTAGAGCATCTTTTATTATCTTATGTAATGGTTTGTCTGGGTCTTTCTCCATATCACTTAGGGCGTAATTAAATTGTCTTTTAATGATGTCATAAGCAGCCTTACGAGGTTTGTTAGTTAAACTACCCTTTGGGCGACCTCTACCTCTCTTTATTCTTGTTTTGTTCTCGTTTTGTTCTTGTTTTGTTTCAAAATCCATGATTTTTGACCCTTTGTGTCTTGTCACACCCTTTTATAATTAATTAAATACCTAAACCATTGTTTTATATGTATCACAACTTATTTAATTTTGTCAAAAAAATGTAAATTAATTGTTTTTTTTTAATAAAAAGTATTGACTTTATATGTCAATAGTACTATATATATAAATGTAAGTTAGTTAAAAAAATGGAGATAAAAATGACAAACATACTAGAAAACAAAAATCTAATTAAAAACATTGATGTTCTTGTGAGTGACTTAAAAGAAGAACACAAAAGACAATGGGAAAAAAGCCAAGACAGTTTTGATTATGTAGTTGGTAAAAAATACATCAAAATTGTTACAACTAATAAATATGGTGAACCTTTTTCTGCTTGGGGTTTTGTAGATAAAGATGGTCACATCTATAAAGCAGCTACATGGTCAAGACCTGCTAAACACCCAAGAGGCAATGTTAATGATGGTTACGAAATTACAAGAAATAGAATCTATAGTCCAGACTATTTAAGATAAGGGAGATAAAAATGAAACATACTAAACAAGACTATATAAAAATATTAACTAGATACCATGCTTTTGGAGATTATACTGATTTTTATACTTTAATGCGTATGATAGGTGATGAATTTGAAAAAGGTTGGGAAATAAGAACTACAGTTTTGGATAAATCAGAAAAGCTAAATTACTTTATAAATGATTTTGAAGATGCTGATGATAGAAATAAGTTCTTTGATGAAAAGTATAAGGCAATTAAATGAAAAACTTTTTAATTGAATTTTTATTTGCGTTCATGTGGTTTAGTATAGGTTGGGGATTATTCTTGTATGTCCTTTTCTATACTAATCCATAAGGACCATTAAAAAAAGAAATCTACTAAAGACTCAAGTGTAACACAAAATAATGAATAACCATTTTCAGGTTGATGTCGTATTGTTTTTGCAGCTGTTCTTAAATCAACATCATACAATATGACATCATCAATAAATGTTGCAAGTTTAGGGTTAAATGTTTTTATATGTGTTCTTGCTTTATTATAAATATCTCTATGATGTTCTTGATATTCACCATTAGTCAATGCCGGTATGGACCCCTCACCTAATCGTTCACCATACTTAACAATGGTTGATGTTCGTTCATGTCCTAAAAAATAATGTGTATAATATAAGGTTGCTGCATTGTGCATATCAGCATTAATTTGATTTCTTGCATAATATCTATCGTAAACAGTTGAACCACGATTTCTTAATCTGCGTATACCGGCTTTTATAGTTTCTTCTAATACATAAATATTATCGGTTTTTCTAATCTGTTCTTTTGTTGGTGTTACTTTATTCAAGCTGTAGTTCCTTACTATCTAGTGTATGTTTTACAGGTAAACCCATGTCTATTAATTTTTTTATATGTTTATAATCACCAAAAACCCTTGTTCCTTTATGTATCTGAATAACATAAGATTTACAAGCTAAAGGTGACTCGTTTGGAAATGACTCAAACCATTTTTGTTTAAAATTATCATTATAAATAATACCACTATCTGCAATGTTAGTGCCTTTAGCTAGTTCCCATTTATCATATTTAAACAACTCACCAAGACCAGCATATTTTTGATTATCACGATACTTATTAAACTGATGCAACAATTTTACTAATCGACTTGTATTAGGCATAAAATCAGAACTGAAATTTGTTATAATATACTTTCGTAAATCGTTTAAATAATTTTCAAACTCTTTCATATTGTCGTGGTTCGGTATATTCTCATTTAGTAATAATGTTGTATCTCTTATAAACATTTCACTTTCTTCTCGTGTTTTGTTTCCTAGCGAATATGTACTTAGTAAACCTTTTTGTATTAATATCTCGGCAATGGCATCACACCGGTTTTTAAAGTTAATTTTTTTATATTGATTATCCAACCCAATCTCCCTTTTTTAATTGTGATACTATATCATCAATCATAATAGCTTGTGAAACTTTATTTGGTGCAGCTTTCTTTAGCCAATTCAAAAATGCTAAATTGTAATTTTTTCTTACTTTCTTTTTATCATTATGCCATTCAAAGAATAGTCGTCTTTGTTGATGATAGTCTAAATTCTTTTCCTTTATCAATGACCAATGTTTGTCATTTAGTTCTAGTTTAATTTCATTCATGTTTAATTACCTTTTTATTATTTATTTATTTAATTTAATTTAATTTATTTAATTTATTACAAAACTCATGTGAAAACTCATGCGTTTATTTTTTATTGTTAATAATAGCTTTTAAATCGGTTGAACTGTTTATTGTATCTTGTTGTTTATTCAACATTCTTCGTTTTTCATTCCAATTTTCACGACTTTGTTTCTTCCTTAAATTTTGATTAAAAAATGTAAAAATAAATTCACTTTCTATGCAATTATCGTCAAAATTTACATAATTTGGGTAATCATTTGCACATTTTATTAGTCGATTTATATTAATTTTTAGTTTCTTTTGAGCAATATTTATCGGTAAAGGTTCACAATCTCTACGCCATAACTCAATAAAAAGTATATAAAGGTCCTTTGCAACAGCCGGTCCACAGTCATGTTGTATGTTTACTAAATCACTTACCGGTACATTCATAAACGCTAATTTTTTTTCCATTTTATCCTCCTAAAATAATTTTAATTGTTTTTGATGTTCTTCTAATCTTTGCATAGCTTTATCATAATATTGTTTATTAATTTCACAAGCAGTTAAGTCATATCCCAATTTATCACAAGCAATAGCAATACTTCCTGACCCTAAATGTGTATCTAATATTTTATTACCTTGCTCTGCATAATTTTCCAATATCCATTGGTATAATTTAACAGGTTTTTGTGTTGGGTGAAATCTATCACTATTTTGCGGTGCTATTTCTATCCATTTTGCATTAAGATTAAATGATGACCAAGCATATTCACACATAGCCATTGTAAATTTTTCACTAATAGTTAATTTACGCCAAATCAGGAAATGTCTGTTTGGTGGTAAACCAAAATAATTTCCACCCCAAATTATTTGATTTTTACTAACCCTAAATAATTCTTTAAAATATTCATCACTTGGTGCAAAATCCCAACTTAATATTTCTTTATCATATTTTGCTGCCCAAGTACCGCCAGTTCTTGTTGTTTCATTTTTTAAAAATCTATGGTCATTTCCACCAAAAGCAGGTTTTTTGTATTTTTCAAATATGCCACCAAATCTATTACCATTTTCTAGTTCGGTATCACCAGCACCACCATAAGGAGGGTCAACTATTGCTAATTCAAAATAATTATCTTCATACCGAGCCATTAAATCCATACAATCTTCATTTGTTATATTTATTGCCATCAGGACAAACCATTATAACCATGTTCAACTAAAACAAAATCATCAAGACTTATTTCAACAACTGTACCAATATCTCTTTTTTGGTCACGATAATTAACATTTTGATA